TCTTCAATCGAAATAGCTGCCGACGCATTGCAGGTAAAATCTGGTGGAATCACGAATGCTATGCTGGCTGGCTCAATTACTGCAGCAAAATTGGCTGGTAGTATCCCGTCAGACAAGTTGAATCTCGGAAATGGTGTTGAAGATAACGGTGGCAATCTGCAGATCAATCTTGACGGAGCGACTCTTGCTTTGGGTGCTGACGGAATCTCAATCGCCTCTGGTGGTGTAGATAGTACTCAACTCGCTGCTGATTCAGTCGTCTCGGCAAAAATTGCTGACGGTGCTATCGACGCCTCTGCGTATCTTGCTGACTCAGTCGTGACAAATGCTAAATTGGCTGGCTCAATCACTGCTGCTAAATTGGCTGGTAGTATCCCGTCAGACAAGTTGAATCTCGGAAACGGTGTTGAAGATAACGGTGGCAATCTGCAGATCAATCTTGACGGAGCGACTCTTGCTTTGGGTGCTGACGGAATCTCGATCGCCTCTGGTGGTGTAGATACTGCTCAACTCGCTGACGATTCTGTAACCACAGGGAAGCTTGATTTTGCTGGATTCTTTGCTGCATTCGACGCAGACGGTTCGACTGCTGGTTTTGAACTTTCTGCTGCAGTCGACTTGGGATTCAAAGAATTTTTCGTCGTGACTGTAAATGGTTTGGTAATTGAATATAAAGAAACACCTGACTCTCAGGATAATTACAAGATTGCAAACGACGGAACTGGTTCTGTCGGCAAAATCACATTCGGAGCGAACTTGTCGAATGGTGATCGAGTGACTATTCGTGGATTCATTAACAATTAATTCCTCTTTCTCTCTCAACCTTAAAGTCGAGTGTGTCCTCACGCACTCGGCTTTTTTGTTTTAGATTGTCGATCTTCAATTTATTGGATACTATATAGACAATCGGAGAAAGAATGTATAAAGCCTCGCTCGCTCAATATTTAGAATACAGAATAAATAGTCATAATAAATCGGTGCGTCAGTTTGCAATGGATATCGGAATGCAAGAGTCGACGATTCATAACTATATTAATGCTCGAACCGAACCCAAGCTCGGTACACTTGCAATCTTTGCTGAGTACTGGGCAGAAAAGTCAGGAATCCCACCTCACGTTTTAATACACGAAATGCAATTCTCAGAAACAACGACTCGTCAAGTGCTTGATAACTGGCGCAGACGTCAATCAAAGAAAAGCCGAGGTGCAAAATGAATAAGTATGTGGTGATCGATACAGAGACGACTGGACTAGATTTTGATAGACACGAGGTCATAGGATTCGGTGGAATAGTTTTAATCGACGGAGTCATAACGGAAACAATCGAGATTCTGTTTCACCCAGCTAGACTTGAACAGGCTGATCCAAAAGCTTTAAAGGTGAATGGTTATTCAATGAAAAAGTGGAGAGACGCAATCCCAGTGAATATTGCAGTCGATACGATTGGAGATTTTCTGCTTCGGCATTCGGACGGAACTCTGGTCGGTCACAATGTAAACTTTGATATTCAGTTTCTGAAGAGATTCGGTGCTGGCTGGCAGGCTGAATATGGATATCAGTTTCCAAAACCATATCTGGACACTCGTGACCTCTGTCGAGCAGTGTTAAGTCCATTCGGATTGCATTCAATGTCTCTAGATAATATCTGTGCGTTTTTAGGCTGGGAGCGTCGTCGTGCTCATAGTGCTTTATCAGACTGCGAGGACTGTATTCGATTGATTCAGAATCTCTGTCCACCGTCGCCTCGTTTCCTAGCTAGACTGCACACAATGAAAGCAATCAGAAAAATTAAAGGAGTGCTGAAATGAGTAGCATTAATCTGGTCGACTCCGAGTCGGCAGTCTCTGGAATCTCGTCGGCATTCGACGTCGGAAAAGTGATACCAATAAATATGGATATGTTTCCACCGGACCAGCCATTCGAGGGATATCTGAGTTTGATCACCGTTCATATGTCGGCAATATCTGCAGCGACCGAGTTATCGATTCGAGTCTGCGTCGATAATACTGGCGACAAAATGATTATCACCGATACAGTTTCAGATATTTACACTGGATTAACGACTCCCACAAAAGGGAGTGTGGTATTCGCTCTGAATGCATATGCAAAAACAAAACTGACCACCGACCTGTTTTGTTTCGTTAAAACCAATACTGGGTCCTGTACAATAGAAGAAGTCAATATGACTTATTTTGGAGATAGATAATGTCAGTCGTACAAATAATCGGACGCAATGGAGGGACGTCAGGTGGAGGAGGAGGAGGCTCAGCTAGCAGTCTGATCACTGAAAATCTATCGTCTCAGGTGAATGGATCAAATATCAATCTCTCAACAGGCAGCGAATATACCGACGGGACTCTGCAGGTATTTTACAATGGCCTCCTCCAGATAAAGAATGAAGACTATACAGAAGACTCCGACAATCAGGGAATCACTTTTGCACTCGCACCCGAGGTGAATTCTAAAGTCGTGGTGTTATATTCCGAGTCAACATAAAACCGAGAAGCAAACTGCCAGCAAACTACCAACAAACTGCCAGCAAAAAAATACTTATAAGTCCCTAGAATGTTTACACTTATTTTTTCCAGACCTTAAAGGTCGATAAAACCTCGCTAAAAGAGCCAGCAAACACCGGTCAACTTTTCGGGAAAAGTGTAAACATTCTAGGGACTTAAAGACACATAATAAAGAAAACGATAATGAAAAATATAATTATAGGCCGTCCGTCAGTTCGTTAGAAAACTCCGGAAGACTGAAAAACTGGTGCATTCTCGAAGAAGCAAACTGACGAACTGCTATAAAAAATAATTCTCTTTATCTCTCTTTTAGACTGGACTTTGTGTATAAAAGTTTATACACTGTCACTGTCAGGAATAGTCCTGATCCAACGGAGCCACCGATATGAACCACTCTATGTCAGCTATGAATATAGCGAGTCGACCGATAACTCGGAAGACCTTTTTTGCAATCCTTGAAACACTCAAAGAGCAGCACCCAGATCCAGACGATATGTTACTCCAGCGCTGGTATGTACACCCAGAAGAAGAATGCCCCACCCAGTGGCTTTATTCAGTCGTCATTTATCGTGACGGACTGACTTGCGATCTTAACTATCACTCAATTCAAATTAAATGAGAGAGTTATACGTTAAAGTCCCAGAGCACCTCCTCGAAGAGTCACCGGAGGTGATCTGGCATTATTGCCGATTGTATATGACTGCACTCTCGTGGCAGAAAAGCAATCTCCTGAAATACAGTCGGGAGAATAAACTCAGTTATACAACGGTCCGACGTCTCTGGAAAGTCGCCCAGAAACAAATTACAATCAATAAACCAAGCACCGAGCCAATCAACGAGCCAATCAATAAACCAATCAAGAAAATAATCAACGGAGGTCGCAATGAGCGATTCTAAAATCAATTTCCCCGACTATGTAACAACCTCGAAAGATAAAATCATTCACCGATTCCTCAGCAATCTAGCTGACCACCACGGAAAGAATGTATTTTGGATTCGCAGTCAATTCGGACCATATCAGAGAAAGTTTTACAATATACCGAGAGACTTTTTAAAACTGGCATTTCTGGAGTATCTGACTGACGTTATGCCCAGCTGGCTTCCTACTCTTCCACAGGTTGCAGAGGTGTTATATAAGAGAGAAGACTTTCTGGGGCACTGGCACACAATCGATCTGTCAGCGTATTATTGCAGAAACTGTAGGACTGATCCGGACGGTAAAGAGGGAGGATATCGTCGCATTTATTATTATGGCTTTATCCCCAGCAGAAACAAAATCGGTGAATATCAATGTGTCGCAAACTGTGACTGCGAGCTTGGTAGCAAGGTCACTCGATCCCCACTCCACTCTACACTTGAATGGCTTCGGAATCACGACGACGACGCAGAGATACACGTTGGATACTGGTGCGAGAATCAGAATAGAAAGATCGACCCGAAAGAGCTTGCCTCAATTACTTTTCTCAATCGGATTGAGTGGGGCATTTTACGATATGGTGACCCAGATCAACTTGAAGATCCAAATGAGGTATATCCTTGCTGGGATCACCCGACGTGGACTGGAGTCTGTGGAGAATGGCAGTGTGAGAGATATGGAGTCGAAATGCCTCCAGAGATCAGAGAGCAGTACAATATGCGACCTCGACTTGATAAGAAGAAAAAGTTTGAGGACGCAGTTAAGCTTCGACGCAGGATTGAAAAAGATCCGAATGCTCCACTCTCTGCACCGAAAAGTCTTGCTGACTGTATGAGAGGAAATAAACCGATTTTCCATATTCCAGACTGAAACTCGGTCGCTCTTTAATTCAAGATTGATTGACGTCGGTAAAATAAAACTATATAGTGTGGGAGAGGTGCTTGCCTCTCCCTTTTCTATTGGAGCACTATGGTCTATCTTAAGCCACGCAGAGTATTCGAATCTGCAATCGTAAATTCAGACCCAGTCATATATGACTTTGAGAAACTGATTGAGTGTTTAATGACTGAATACAAATGGACTTATTTTGAATCCATAGACTGGTACTGCTACAATATCGAACACTTAAAATATAAAGGACTGAAAATCCAAGGAGAATAAAATGGCTGAGAAGAAAACGAAAGAGATCAAAGAAACGAAGCGAGAAGAAACTCACAAAAAGATCGAATCAGAAACAAAATTAACAATCACCTTTACCCCGAGTGAACTGGTTAAAATCAAGCTGCTTGCAGAGATTGCACACGGAGAAGATCCAGCAGTGTATTGCAAAAAGATACTCCAGCAGCACCTCGCTGATCGTCTATATCTGGTGCGATAATGATCTGTCCGGCTTGCGAGTGTGATCCCTGCGACTGCCACGGTCAGAATGACTTAAAGCCAAAAGCAGTCTGCATATCTTTGAACCAGAAAACAATATCACAGATAAAGACTCTCCAGAATGAGACTGGAAAGTCAAAATCCAAAATCGTCCGAGACGCAGTCGATAAAGAATATAAAGGAAGAAAAAATGGAAAGTAACAATCAGTCAGTCGGTCAGTTTGTGTCTGTTAACGAATTGAAACCTCACCCGAAGAATCCACGCTCGAATGACGAGGCAGTTCAGTCGATTGCAAACTCGATAAATAGATTCGGATTCACCAGTCCTATTATTGCAAACTCTGACGGAACTATTCTCTGTGGTCACACTCGCTTTAAAGCTAGTCGCAAACTGGGCCTCGAAACAGTCCCAGTTATCTACGTTGATCTGACACCGACCGACGCAGAACTGTTAATGATTGCCGATAATAAACTCGGGGAAAAAGCAGAATGGGATACAGATAAACTCTCGAGCCTTTTAATCGATCTGCGTGATCAGGGAGAGGACCTTGATATTCTAGGATTCGAGGACGACGAGTTAAATGACTTGCTGGATACACTCACCGACGCAGAAGATTTTGGAGACGGAAACGGAGAGCCAGCTAGCTATGAAGAAAACACCTGTGACCTCTCTTTCCAGTTATTAAAAGGAAACTGCCTCGACACTCTTAAAACACTGGAATCAAATTCAATCGACGCAATTGTAACTGACCCACCTTATGAACTTGGTTTTATGGGGAGACCTTGGGACTCGACTGGCATTGCCTATTCAGAAGAATTGTGGAGCGAATGCTTTCGAGTATTGAAGCACGGTGGTCACCTCGTTGCATTCTCTGGCAGTCGTACTGTATTCCCAATGGGAGTCGCACTCGCAGAGGTTGGATTCGAGGTGCGTGATATGATCTCGTGGGTGTACACCTCCGGCTTCCCAAAAAGCCTCGATATCTCGAAGCAGATTGATAAAATGAATGGCACGACCGACCAGCGAAAGAAAATCGGAGAAAAGCAATCTGGAATTGCAAACAGTGAAGAAACAGGTCGTCATACGATTGGAGCCTCAAAGTCAGTTAATCTTGACGTGACTGCGCCAGCCCACCCAGACGCAATCAAGTGGGCTGGCTGGGGCACTGCATTGAAGCCTGCGCAGGAGCCGGCAGTTTTCTGTAGAAAACCAATCGATCCAGACTGCAAAAACGTCGCAGAGAATGTTTTAAAGTGGGGAACAGGTGCAATCAATATCGAGGCCTCTCGATTCGGATATGGAGACGACTGCTGGTTCGGAGATACCAATCAAGTAAAAGAAACAATCTCTTCTGGACCAACTGGAGCTGGAAGTGGCGCAGGAGCAGAGATTTATGGATATAGAAATGGTGGATTTTTTC